TAGCTGTCTTAACGAGCAACTCAGAAGAGGCGGCGTCTATAAGAACGGAGCAGTTGTGCTCCACCTGGATGTTTCCCACCCCGATATCCTCGAATTCATCAACACACCAAGACATGAATTGCCTTGGGCAAAACGATGCGTCAATTTAAATGCTGAGTTGTGGAATAACACTTCAGATGAAGTTAAAGACTCTATTTTGAAAGGCATCTCACGTGGCGATATTTGGCTTGCAAAGATCCGAGAAGATCAGTATGGTCGTCGAATATATGCAAACGTTTGCTTAGAAGTTTTCTTACGTTCTAGGGGCACTTGCTTGTTACAACACGTGAATTTAGGTGCATGTAGAACTGAGGATTTAGTCGGTGCATTTACTGGAGGTATGCATGAACTAATTTCATTGCATACTAAAACTGGTGTTGAATCGACAGGAGAATATCTTACTCAAGAAGAAGACCGTCAAGTTGGTTTAGGAATGCTTGGCCTTGCTAATTTGCTTGCTTTAGAAGGTGTTACTTACGCTCAGTTTGGTGAAGCTTTAACTGCTCATCTGTATCCTGAAGGAGACTATTTAACGACTCCCGAAGCTCGTAAAATTGTAACAGCACTTCAGGAAGGAATCACAGCAGCAGCATCTATTGCACGCACTGCCAATATGGATCGTGCATTTGCAATTGCTCCTACTGCTAGTTGTTCCTATCGCTATCGAGACCGAGCAGGCTATACAACGGCCCCCGAAATCGCACCACCGATCGGGCGCACTGTTGATAGGGACAGCAGTACATTTGGCGTTGAATCTTATTTCTACGGTGAAGTCGAAACAGCTGAACAAGTAGGCTGGGATGATTATGTCCGAGTAGTCGATGGCATTATGGAAATGCTAAATCGCACCGGATTAGCGCATGGCTACAGTTTCAACAGCTGGAGCGACGTTGTCAGTTACGATGACGTATTTATTGAAAAATGGCTTCAGTCTCCTCAAACGAGTTTGTATTACTCATTACAAGTAATGCAAAATACTCAAGCTAAAGATGATGCTATGGCAGCCCTTGATGGCGACTTTAATGGAATCTTTGGATTTGATGATACGGAAGCTGATGATAATGATTCCATTATCGAAATGTTTAATAACCCACAAGCTTGTGTGGGTTGTGCAGAGTAAACCTTATTAATAGAAAAATGAAAGCAGAAACACCTTACATTCAACTTCACCAACGCAAGCGCACTTGGACTCCAGTGTCTGTGACATCTGGCCCCCTCCTCGTTGGTGGCGAAGAAGTCATCCAGCGTGCACTAGCACTTCGATGCCTTGAAATTCCTGTTGGAGATTTTATCTCTGATGCTATGAAAGGCGATTTGCCAGATGTTAAAGGTTGCAAAGAGCTGCTTGAATCTAACGTAGTAGATGAAGAAAAACATGACATTGCACTTAATTATGCAGCACAAGCCCACAAAGTACCAGATTCCTTTGAACGAGAAGCTAAACGTATTTGTGACACGTGGTTGGAACTGGATCGTCACCCTGTTCTCAAGGCCGTGGTCCTTGAAAGATCCGTCTTCTTCGTGCTCCTACCAATCTTTCGAGCACTTGGAGACACAGGATTACGTACGACCAGCGCTGACATCAGCCGTGATGAGCAAACCCACGTGGCAGCCAACACACTTGTCTGTGAAGCGCTTGGACTTAAGGGTGACAAAACCCTCAACAATCTTAGACGCGCTACGGTCGCGTGGGTCCTTCAATCCCTTAAGGGGGAAAGTGATCACAAACATCTCTCCGGGAACTTCTGGCTTTCAAGTTCAGATTCTCTATACAAGCGAGGGAAAGCTGCAGGACTAATCGATACACGTTCAAGTCGAATGCCTGCTTTTTTTGAAACTAATAATGTTAACTTGCCTCAATACGCATAATATATATGAAATGGTTTTTTGCTTTTCTAATTGGTATGCTTTGTTTTATCGAGGCATACCATATTCATTGGCATAAACATTGCCCAACTTGCGAAACATGTGATTATTAATATGACCAAAATCCAACTTGTTGAAGAAAATGTAGATCCGAATAATTTTGAAGATAAAAATCTACCAACTGATGTGCATCTAGTAACATTTACTGTTGATGGTAATACACAAGTAGATGCTGTTAGAGCATACGCAATGGTTGATGTATTCGACGATTATTACGATAGGATTAGCGACAAAGGTAAAGTCCTAAAAATTGAATCGGGATTTGGAAAAATTAAACCTAGGCTTTATGGCAAAATTAAAACAGAAGAAGACTAAAAACGATTATGTCGATGAACTCAGCTTGCTCGTACATCAATTGGCTAATCAACTAACCGTAAAACAAATTCGCACACTTATTGCAAGATATGCACCACGCTGAATTGATCTGGGTAACTCCCGATTCTGAACAACTTATTGGAAAAATAGCACGAGTTTCAAATCCTAAAAATGAGGATAACCCTAATGTTGAAAAGCTCATCCGATACCTCATCAAGCACAAGCACTGGAGCCCGTTTGAAATGGCGTCCATGTGCGTCGAGATTAAGACTACACGCG